CTTCGAAAACCCCATTAAGGTATACATAAACATCCGAAGCTGCGCTTGAAAACATAACAGACAGTACATAATACACACCGGCTTGTAGAACCGTCGTGCCTGTCTGGAGAGTGCCCCCGGCAGCCTGCGCGGTCAGTTTATAAGCAGCGGAAATCCCAATGGTTGCTTGTACGGTCGGTGTGCTATCTTGCAAAACAAAAATCGTCGAATGTGCCGCCTGAGCACTGATTTTGAAAGCTACTCTCCACCATTCATAAATAGCACCAGAACCTGCGAAGGTGGCTGTCCCGGCTGGACTGACCTTGAAACAGTAATTTCCAGTGCGTTGAGTGCCAGTGTTAGCCGCGACGGTGCCGCTCGTGGCGAAGCACTCGCTTACGTCGCTTGTTTCAGCGCCAGCACAGAAAATGCTCGGCATTACATCCCCTGCCACCAGTTGGCTGGCGGCGTGTCGTCCGAGAGATAGATGTTGTAGTCACCCACCCCTTGAAATCGCTGCGTGTAGAGGGAGTCGTTTCGGTAGTTCCAGAAGTGCGTCTTGGCCCAGAACCAGCGGTCCGTGACTTCCACCGTTGATCGCAGTGTATCTTCCAGCATAGTGTCGATGGCTATCTGGAGCTTGTCAGCCCGCTGCGCGGGGGCGCCTGTCTGCGCTGGAAAACTGTGCCGCTCCAGGATGAAGTCGGGGCAACTCCCGGACCCGGCGATGAAGATGCCGTAAAACGGGAACCCATACTGCACACCCAGTGCGTTCAGCGTCACCTGGCTGGCGGGTTTGAAATACTGCGCTATGTCAGGCTCAGTGATGAATGTGAACTGACCTCTGATTGCTGGCATGGTTGCTCCCTACGTCCACTTGTCGTTTAAGTTGGTGACTCCCGGCGCATGGACGTGCGGTTCCAGCCCCAATTCCTGCGCCCTATGCGCGATCAGACGATCCAGGCCGCAGTAGAACCGTGTGTGCTGGCAACAGTTCGGGAAAGGCTCTTTCAGGAAATCGGGGTATCGCCGAATAAGTTGCTCGCTGAACTTCGTGCAGCCGAGACCGTCCTTGATCCAACCCACCGAGCAGTAATAGGGCAGAGTGCACCATTGCTCCGGGCAGTTCTCCAACTGCTGCAAGGCGCCGGGCCAGCACACGATGTCATGCTCGACAGTGGCGAACGTCTCACCGGCTGCCCACATCGAGGCGAGCAGCCGGTAATACGATTCGTCCTCGGTCATGTGGTGGAACTCGGCAGCGATGCCGTCTTGTCGCAAGGCAAGTTGGGTCGCGGCCAAGGCCCACGGCTGGATTTTGGTCGGGCCGGGGAGGACGAAAGGAACGACCACTTTCATGGCCCCTCCTCTACGTGCCACCAGCGGTGATCGTCAGAGTGTAGGTAAACTGAATCGAGTCCAGGTTTACCACCGTGATGACCCCAAATACGCGCCGGTCCCACATCGGGCCACCCTGGGCGGCCTGGCTGAATAGGCCCCATTCAGTAATGTTATTGCCGGTCGTGTACGCAATCGTGCCAACCGAACGATACTGGTTTGTGGCCGGGTTGCTTTGGACGCCCGTGGCGCGGGTTGTCGGGCCGGCTTGCGTACCCAAGCCGGAGTCGGTTGAGGTTGCCGCGATAGTGCCGGTCCCTGAGTCATGGAAATTCATGGCGGAGATACGCGGGCTGGCTTGACCGCTGGCCATGTCCGTAGCGAGGAAGTTCGCGCCGCCCGTCACGACTAGGCCAACCGCCGGGGCGCCCATGATGATCTGCTGGACACGCGGATCGCTGAATAGTTCCAGCATCCGGTGAGGCTGGTCAACCACGCCATAGAGCGCCAGAAACACTGCGAATCCCATCGTGGCTGGAATGATTTTGTTTCGCCTGCATGATGCCCATAGTGCGCGCCACCACTGCACGGGGCGCCCGATGAGGCGGTACTTTTGTGGGCCGGATAGCTCGCCGAGGTCGCGGCGGGTGCCATCGCCGTGAATTAGGACAGCATTCAAGCTGCCCACATAATTGATTTCGGCGTCAATGCCAATTGATTTTCTCATGCGTTCACCTCTTGTTCTGGGGTTGGGGCGATGTACTTGGGGCAGGTGCAGGCCCGCATACTTTCGCCGGTTTCGTTTTCGAGATACTTGGTCCCGCCGTTCACCAGGCAACCGACCTCGGCGTTGTGATCCTGTGGCTCATGGCCACAGTTCATGCACCGGGTGGGGCTGTGGTAGGCTGGTTCGGCGGGGAGTTGGGGGTCGCGCTTCTTCGTCCAAACCATGTCTAACTCCTTTTCTGCCAGAGTTTCACTTCATCGACCGTCAGGGTCCCCACGGCGAGGCCGGCAGACTTGTACACGGCAAGATACGGTTGCAACGTCGCATTCGCCCCGGTTGCGGCGTAAGCGAAGGTCGTCCCGGTGGCCACATGCACGCCGTCGATGTAGAACCGGACATCGGCCACATTGGTGGCGTCGATCCGGTAGATTTTCGTCTGCGCCGCCGTCGCGGTCACGCCACTGGTCGTACTGCGATCAGTCGCGTGGTCATCCATCTCGCAGTAGATCTCGCCATCCCCATCCGCAGTGAAGAAAGCCGAATAGAGAATGGCATCCGGCCCATCAGCCCAGGCCCCGCAAAGGCCCCAGACGGCCTCTCCCAGAACGGTAGGCAGCACGGTGAGTCGCGCACGGCACTCGAACACCAACCCCTGCTCGAGTGAGAATTCCCGCTGATCCCCGAAGTAGACCACCGCGTCTTGCTTTTGGTCGGTCCCTTCCAGGGCCAGGATGACCGTACCGTTAGCCGCGCTCGCGCCTCGGGCCGTTGTAGGCGGCCCGTTACCCACGATTTTGCTGATCCACGGATATCCGTTTTCAGCCGAAGTCGGGAGCGCTGCTACCGCCCCCAGAAAGTCATCGTGAAATACGACCGGCGCCAGTGGGAGGACCCGTTCCTGGGTAGCCTCGTCGTAATACGTCAACTGCCCACCAACCCATTTGGCTCTGGTGCTCATTTTGATTGCTCCTTTCGTTCCGTTCTAGACACGAACGCCCCGGCGGTCCTTTTGCGGGAGCCGCGCGGGGCGAAACGAAATGCTGGTTTATTTCTTCGAGTTTGCGATTGTAATCAGGCGGGTCGCGTCGTCGATTTTGAATGCGAATTCCCCAGAGAACGGCCGCTGAATTAGCTCCGCGAGCGCTAAGGCATCCCCAAACATCTCGTCGGTGGGGCGGCAGAGCCTGATTAGCTTTCCTAACATCGTCAGTCGGTGATCGCAGCCGGCGGCGTCGCCTGCTGGTAGCGAAGATCGACCAGGTAGTACATCGCCGAGGTGATGTTTCCGGCGGCGCTCGCTCCGGTCTTGACGGTCAAGCAGTCAGCACCTGCGAGGGTGAACGTGGCCGGATCGACCTGGAAAACCACGATCTTATGTTTCTGTGCCGCCGACGTTGTAAACGCAACCGCTGCTGTCTGCGCGACCAACGTATCGGTGGCAGCGCAGTCCTCGTTGGCCCAGATCGGCACAACTTTGGTAATGGGCGTGGTCCCGCCGGCACCGACGCTCGTTGCCTGCTCCAGGGTGATGGCCACTGTGTTGGCGGCCGCCTGAGTGATGTGCACCACGACGTAGCACATGGCGCAGTTCTTGAGCGAGACGTAATCGCCAGTGATGGCGCCGCCCGCCTGCGGCTCGATGGCCTCGACCATCTTGGTCATTTGAGGCAGATTGAACATTTTTTCCTCCTATAGAGATTCGGCGAGTCATTCGCCGGGTTACGCCCTGAGTGCCAGGACGATGAAAGGTCCGACTTTCGCCGATCCCTTGTAGGGCGTCAACGCTGAATTCCAGGTCGGTTGGCCGTCCAGACGGAGGACGAATCGGAACACCGACTCGTCGTAAATGAACCGGACGTGGATCGAACTGGCCGCCTGCATCCCGCCCTTTTCGGCAATCAGGTATTGCGAAAAGTCGCCGAAAATGATGTCCCCAACGCTGCCGAGGGCGGCGCACTGCTCCACGGGGATGACGGGGCGACCAAACAGGGTCGAGTACGGCTGTCCACTGATACCGCCTGGCGGCATGTAGATCGGAGATCCGCCCACTCCCACGGTGATGCCCATGGTGTAAAGCTGCGGGAAAATCTCCTGATTGACGAGCCAGACGGCGTTCCCGAGGCCCCTGGGATACATCTGCGAGTATATCTTGACGAGATTCTCGACCACGATGGTGGCCGCCAACTGGCCGGTTTCCTTCGCGACCGTAATCAGGCATGGTGACGCCAGGATGCCCAATGGTTGCCCGGCACCGAGGCCGTTGATGATCGCGTCATCGACCTTGAAGGCGAATTCCTCGGAGAATGCCTGCTGAACGACGGCAGCCAGAGCCGAGGCGTCCTCGAGCAATTCATCCGTGGCGTAACAGAGGCCGATCAGCTTTTTCAGCTTCAATTCGATCCGCCGGAAGGCCGGTTTGCTCTCGGTTTTCAGCGAAGCCTCATCGAACCAGTAGGCCCGCACGCCGCCCCAGCGCGATCCGTCCGCCCGGCTGGTCTCATCGACGCCGGGAATCTTGACCCCATTGGACGGCCCCGAGATCGGAATTCGCCGACATCGCGGAGCGATAACGCCGACATCGTGAGTCGTCTGCAAAAGTTGACTCACGAAATCCGTCTGCACCAGGAACCCGCCCTCGGAGGGAACTCCCTCGTTGAGGCCGGCGGCGCGCGTCTCGACCAGGCGCGGGTCGATACCCCGCCCCATGCCCGCCGTGGCAACCGCCGTCAGTTGCTCACCTAGAGATCGGAAGGGGCCGGCCGAAGCGGGGCTGGCGCTCCGGTCCGGCGGTTGGGTTACTTGCCTCATCCGCTGATCTTCGGCCCGGTTGGAGTTCAGCCGTGCCTCGAGAGCGTCATATTCCTGAAGTTTGGACCGGATCTGACCCATTTCCGTTGACCGCGCCGCGTCCGCCTGCCTTTCTTCATCGGTGATGATGTAGCCGGGAACTGATGCCCTCTGGATAAAGGCGTGTTCCTCATCCACGAGCGCGGCCAGCCGTTGCTGTAAGTCACGTTTGTTCATTTGGTGCCTCCGTTATGGATTTGTTCTTCCAAGAGCCGCGTACGCCGGAACCTGAGCGATATCTGCTCCGCCGTTAGCTGCTGCCCTGCTGGCCGCGGTATTCCAGCATCGGCAATGTACTTGATATCGGTAATCGTGTAACCGGGTGCCGCCGCCTTATGTCTGCGATAAGAGTCCATGGCGGCCCGGAAACCGATATCGGTCTGGGGGTAGGCGGGGAAAGTGACCGGAGAAACGTCGTAGAGCTTGGCTCGCTCCACCACCCTTAGATCCATGCCGTCTTTCACTTCCCAATGCTCGTCAAGGGACTGAAAGGCGAAGCTCATCTGACTGATATCTCTCCGGCGGATAGAAATCGCTAGATCCTGAAACCAGCTGGTCTCGGGTGGGTCGATATGAACCAACAAGCCTGTTCCATCCTCGAATAATTGGAGGGTCCGCGATCGGTTACGGCCCAGTACCCAATCAGGGTTGTGGTTGAAAAGTGCTCTGATATCGTCGGCGAGTATCGATTGGGAAAAAGCTCCGGGCCTTATTTGTTCCCGGAAGGGAGTCAACCAGCCCATTTCCTCGCTCGGTGAATCGAACACGGCGGCATGGCCGACGAGTCGGGCGGGTGTTCCGGCTGCCGCGATCCTCATTTCGAGGTTGGATTCAAAACAACGACGTTCGATCTCGGTATCCAGACTTTTCAACTCAGGGGGTATTGCCTTGCGGAGTTCAATGGGCATCAGTGATTCCTCCCGTTCCCGGCGGCCTGGAGTTCTTGCCAGTCGATCACCAGAGGTTCGTCAGAGCGCACGGTCGGCGGCGTCTGCGGCGGAGGCGCGGCCCCGACCGGCACCATATTCAGGGGCATCAGAGGAGCGTCGAGGCCCGGCAGGGGATTTAGATTCTCCTTCGCCCTGACTTCATTCCTGGTCATGGCGCCGCTGCCGGTGACCATGCTGGTGTAGAATGCGGCCCTGCTCGCTGCGTCACCGCGCATGAGCGCGTCCAGGTTGTATTCGGCGAACAATGTGCCTCGCTCCCTGCTCCCGAAGAGCGCCTTGGTGATCCTCTTCTCGATCCGGTTCGCGCGAGGCCGGATTGTGTGCTTGGCGAAGAAAATATCCAGGTGCTCGACGTTTGAGAAGGTCGCTTTTTCCAGGTCGTTGATCATGTGCGCCGGGATGTTGAACATTCCGGCGATGGCTGACCGCTGGAATTTGCGAGTTTCCAGAAATTGCGCATGCTCCGGCGGGATACCAACCTCTTTGACTTTCATCCCTTCTTCGATAACTGCGACGCCCAATTGTGAGGCGCCGTGCTTTTTGTGCCATGACTCGCGGAGCCTTTCCTGCGCTGGATCGCTGAGTCTTCCCGGATGTTCGAGAATGATGTCAGGCCGGGCGCCCCTGCTGAAGAAATTGGACCCCATACGCTCGGTGGCGAGTTCGAGGGCGATGGGTTGCCGCATAGCCATCGCTATGGGCGAATAACCGACCAGGCCATCAAACCCAAGGCCCGGAATGTGCAGGATGTAATACTCCGTAAATGTCGTTGTAATCCCGGTCTGTTGCTGGTAGCGATAGATTCGCTCGCCGTTTGCCGGATCGCGTTCCACCCGCATCCTGTCTGGTCGCAGTCTCCATATTTCCTTGACAGTGCCGCGTCCATCTAGCACGAGATTGGAATAGTGATTCCCCCAGGATTCGAGATCAGACCAAATTTGCTCATTCCACTCGAAACTCGTGGTTTCAGGGTTCGGCCCGTCGTGTAAGAGCGGATAGTTCGGATGATCCGTCGCTAATTCCTTCCCGGCATCGGGCAATCGCCGAAAAACTTGTAATGGGAGTGACCCTCCGGTTGAAGAGAGTAGGCGGATGCAAGCGAACACGGTAGCGGATCGGAGCGCCGTGTCCTCGGTGACTGGAATCCCGGCGAAAGTGGAACTGCCATATCCGGCGTTCTGATACCAGAAATCCTCGTCCGGCGCGGGTGGCCAAGATCGTCTTTCCAGGAGACTACGGATCAGGCTCATCGGCTTCGCCATGGCAATCCGAGAAGAATCAAAAGAACCCCAAAGCAGATAGGCCCTGCCGGGGAATAAATCTGGTAGGCGCCCGCCGTGATCGAAAGACCGCCAAACACAATCAGGAGCGCTTCAAAGAGGTTCATATCACGATCACCCCGCGCTCCTCATAAACGCTCGGCCCGCTTTCGTTCCGCGTCGCCCGATCAATCGCCATAATTAGCGCCACCATGCCGTCGATCCGTTTCTTCGACTTCAGCCGATCCGGTTTCACAGGCCGCACGTACCCGTCGGCGTTCTGCCGCACCATCAGGCAGTCGCACATCCACCGCAGGACCGGATTGCCGCCGTGCCGGAGGTGTCGGTCTAAGACAAGCCGTTCTAACTCCTTGGTGGGGGCCGAGAGCGTACTGTATCGCTGATATATCGGCACCATTTTGATGCCGTCGGCCTGGAGTTGGAGCGCCAACTGCATCGCTTCGTGCGGATCGTACCCGATCTCTCGGATTTGGAACGTCTGGCTGAGTTCGTTGATCTTCCGGCGCACCGCCCCGTAGTCGATCACGTTTCCGGGCGTGGTCTCGATCAACCCCTGTTTTGTCCATTGCTTCAGGTGATCCGGCAGGTTCTCTTCCGGGAGCCAGAAGTAGGGAAGTGCGAAATGCAGCCCATCTGCATTAGTAAAGTCCAGCAAGAGCGCGGTAATGTCCCTCGTAGTGCTAAGGTCGAGGCCGGCAAAACACGGTAAATGACGAAGTCCGGCAATATCAAGGGCGCCTCCGCAGGCGTCCCAGTCGTCCATATTGATAAATCGCGTCTCTTGCTGAACCCACTGATTGAGCCGGAGGCGGCGGAAAAGGTTCTCTTCGGACGGCCGGCGCTTGGCCTGGTTGCAGGCCGCGCGGACGCTCTCGATTCGTAGGAAGTCTCCGAGCGCCGGATTACAGGCCCGCCATACTTCCTCGTCATCCCAGGGCGCGCCGGGCGGGACGGAGTAGATGACCGGGTAGAAAATCGGCGGGCAGGGGATGACGCCGCGCAGCATTTGGTCGGCGTCGTCATGCAGCGTCTCCGCGACCGGGGATTCTCCGGGGACGCCAGCCGTCGTGATGGCAAAAACAAGCGGCTGCCATCGGGCGTCGCCGGCGCCGAAGGTGAGAACGTCCCAGAGCCGACTATCTTTCTGCGCGTGGATTTCATCGAAAATTACACCGTGGCTGTTAAATCCGTGCTTGCCAGCGACATCAGCAGAGAGAGCTCGATAAAAGCTGTGTTCTCCATCAAGGACAATGCGCTTCGTTGAGGGAATGCACCGTGAAACTGAATTAAGACGCCCTTCTCGCTCCACCATGGAGGAAGCGACGTTGAAGACGATGCTCGCCTGGTCTCTGTCAGCAGCGGCCCCATAAACTTCAGCCCCAGGTTCGTCATCGGCGAAAAGAAGCTTGAGGGCGATTCCGGCCGCAACCTCAGATTTACCGTTTTTCTTCGGGATCTCCCAGTAGACCTGGCGGATTGCACGGCTGCCGTCCTCATTGACGCGGCCGAAGATTTCTCGGATGTGGTGTTCCTGCCACGGTCGGAGGTCGAATGGTTTGCCGGCCCATCGACCGAGTGTGTGCCGTAAAAAGTCATTGAAGAATCGTACTGCTCTTTCCGCCGCCTTCTCCGAGAACAGTTGCCCTGGCGGGCGTTCGAGAAAATGTCTCATCGGGTATAAATTGCCCGTTCAATACGCCGTCCTTTTTGCGCCGCTCGGGACCATCGGCAACCTGGACCCTAGTCCGCGCCGCCGGCGTCAGGCCGAACTCGCGCAGCCAGGTGGCGATCTCCCGGTTGAGCTCGCGGACCATATGAAACAGCGGGTTCGTCTGAATCCAGCCGGCGTGGGTGTCGTCGGCGCCCTGCTTTACGAGTAGGCCGACCTTGTTCAGGGCCGCTTGCGCCTGTTGCTGTGTCACCAGCGCCTCGCAGAGCCGCTCCAGGCCGATCCGGTCGGCCTCGGTGAGCACCTTCATCCGCCGCAAGACTGGCGCGAGCCGCCGCCACTCCCGCTGCGCGTCGGGGGATAGGCTGGCCGGACAATGGACCTGGGAATCCGCCGGGCGCGGCTCGCGCTTGTTCAGAGGGCGTTTGCCGGGGTTGCCCTCTAAAATCTTGAGGGCAGTCGGCTTCGGAGCGAAACCTCGGAGTCCCATTCCGATTACTGCTCGACTGGTGGTGCCGTGTTGACTACCAGTTTGACCGCTTCGCCCGCCTTCACTTCGACATCCAGGACTCCGGTGATAGCTCTGACGCCTTCTCCCAGGTCGGCGTCCGCCTCGACGGAGACTTGGCCGGATCCGAGCGGGCCGACGGCTGCCACATCGGCGCTCATTCCATCCGGCGAGATCGAAACGGAAAGCACCTCGGGATTTGATGCCGTCCAGACCGGAACTCCGTCCACCAGGGCCGGGTTCCCGCGGGCGTCCACCGGCTGGATGGACGCCGTGAATTTTTGACTGTCGGTGATCACCATGCTCGTAACTCCTTGAAAAAGTTGATCTTGATAGAAAACAGTGAAAACAAGGCGCATCGCGGCACCGGTCAGAAGATCCTGGATGGCTTTCAGGACTTCGCCCAGGACCACCAAGGCAGTCCTGACGCCGGCGATTGCCACCAGCACCTCTGCCGTCCTGTCCTGGAGGGCCGATTGGATGATCCCGCCATCGGTCTCGATCTTGTCAAACCGGCCGTCAAAATGCCGGCGCAGATCCGCCAATTTCGAGAGAAGCTGGATGAGATAGTTCAGCATTTCAGCGCCTCAACGTATGGGGGGCCGGGAAGTTGCGGGATTTAGCGCGGTAGTCACAACGTGGTCACTGTCCGCGCCTCTCAGGGATTTCGACCCCCCTCCCTCCAGATTCCCGCTGCTCCCGCAATCTCTTCTCATCGTGGCAGGGGCCGCAGGCGCTTTGCAGGTTCAGCCACTCCAGCCGCAGATCGGGTCGCTGTCTGATCGGGATGATGTGATCCACTTCACCAGCCGGCGCCCCATTGCAGTCTGTTCGGATCTGGCATACGGGATCGGCGTGTAACTTCATCAGGCGCAACCGGCGCCAAGTGCTGCCATATCCACGATCTGCTGTCTTCGCCCGGGTACGCCGATGGGCAATCCAGTATCCCGGTGCCTCTTGGTGAGTGGGGCAAGGGCGCACCTGACTGCATCCAGGCCAACCGCATGGAGAGGCAGGCGCATGTGGCACGTGGAACCTTTAGTGGCCTGTCCGTCCCTCTTGGAGCGCCTTCAGTTGCATTCCGAGGCGCATGTCCTCACTGCGTTGTTCACCAAGTTCGACCTGCATCTTCTCCATCGCCTGCTGATGTCGGATCAGCCTTCCGTCAACCGCCGCAATCGCATCCTTAATGTCCCTTAACTGCTCGTATCCCATTGCCCACAAAGCAGTTGCAAGGCCAGTCAAAGCAGCCGCCACGATCAACTTGGCCGCCCAATTGTTGCCTGACGCCATGTGCTGAGTCATTGGTCGATCCGTTTCAGATAGGAGAATTCGGCGCGCATCACGGCCAGAAAGTCGCGCCCAATACGGCGGTGCTGCCAGAGACGGGTGTCGTTGTCGAGGCGCTCAAGAAACACCGTGAAGTTGCACTGGGCGATGGGTAGTCCGATCGCTACCGGCTCATCTGGAGGCGCCGCGGCCAGCATGTAGACCCGCCGAGTCTCCTTCTTCCGGCCGCGCACAACGGTCGCTCTGCGGTCGTGGATCAGGAGCGCCAAGGCCTCTTCCGGGAAAAACCCGATCAACTCGTCCGTGGCGCTGTAGAGCGGGAGACCAGCAGGCAATATGGATGTCAATTGGGAACACCGGGCCTATCGAATGCGGGGATGCTTTTGCTCTGTCGCCCCGGCGACAGGGGGGGGGGCAAGCCGTCAAGCAGGTTTACCCGTAAAAGCGTTTAACATCTTACAGTTTGGACTAAGATTCTGGGGGATGTCAAGGGGGAAATGGACGGCTCGCGCTGGAGTAAAGGGATCGGCTTACTGCGGATAGATGCTATGGTCGGGCGCGATGAATCCGGACGGCATCCAGCATTCCAGTTCACCAATGGCACAGGGAACAGCGGGGCGAGGGGGTGGTGATCGTCTGGCGAAGTTCATCAATACAAAAACGGTAAGATCTTTCATTTCCAATAGGTTAGCGGAGATGATCATCGAGCCCATCAAATTTCGCACGCCAACTGGGAACATAGCCTACGGCTACGAGGCCACAGTCTTGGCGGACCTCTGCGATCATGTATTCACCTTACCACCAGCTTTTGCCGGCGCGCCCCATCGGTCCAAACCGTCTCGATCTCTGCGACGTGGGCGCCTGGCTCAACCTCCGCGCCGTTCAACAGATGTTCCAGGATGAGGCGCGCCGCAGCGGTTTCGCGCTTCCGTAGACAGTCGATCTGATTTCGCAAAAAGATCAACTCATCCAGATCGCCCTGAAGTATCGGATCCCTCCTGATCGGCCGCAGACTGCCCACGTTGCGCTTGTAGCAGGCGGGAGTGCCGCCGTCAATTCAACTACGGTCGTATTACCCAGTAATATGCCTCTTTCCCATCGCCGTTGGTCGTCTGGGTCCTGGATCAGCCCGCGCCGACTGCGCACAGAATTGGAGGGTCCCCTCAGCGGTGGCAATCCAGTGTTCGATACCCCGCTTGATAATTTCATCCACGAAACGGTAGAGCCTTTCTTTCCTGCGACTTAGGGCATCGGAGGCTGGAACGGGAGGTCCACCAGAGGGCTCAAGATATTGATTGTGGCCGCCCTTTCGGAACATGACCTGGAAATTCTTCTCGCCTCGTTGTGCTTTGATGAGTTTCAGTTTTTCCATTTCCTCGCGTGTAGGGTAAAGCGTGATCGTGGGGCCTTTGTTCATAGTTTTTCCTCGGCAGCGAAATTTATTTCTCTTTTAGAATCAGCCCCATCAAACCAGTTTGCCGGTAAGGGGGCTTGACAATTTACAGGTAAACAGGCATACTCCTAACGTGCTTTGCCAGCAACGTAACTAATATGATGCCACAGACACCACGAAAGTTCCGCGATCTCTCGAAAAAGCAGAAAAAGGCCCTAATCCGGGAATACCACGGCATCCTTGCCCGGTTGACCCGACAACTCCACATTGGGCGAGGAACGGTCCAGCAGGTCACCTACGGTCAACAATCGGACCTAACCTCCCAGGCCACCATCGAGCGCGTGCTTGACGCCCTGGACGCGGAGTTCGCCCCGGTGCTGGCGCGGCGGGGAAAGGCCGAATCTAAGGCGGTGGCGTGATGGTTGAGATATTGAATTGCTATACGAGAGCGCTTCTCTACCGTTCGGACGGCGCACAGAACATCGCTGAAGCCATTCAAGATGCTCTGAGGGCGGGCGCCAGCCTCACGCAGGCCAACCTCACGCGGGCCAGCCTCACGTGGGCCGACCTCACGTGGGCCGACTTCACCGGGGCCAACCTCACCGGGGCCGACCTCACGCGGGCCGACCTCACCGGGGCCAGCCTCACGCAGGCCGACCTCACCGGGGCCAGCCTCACGCGGGCCAGCCTCACGTGGGCCGACCTCACCGGGGCCAACCTCACCGGGGCCGACCTCACGCAGGCCGACCTCACCGGGGCCAACCTCACCGGGGCCGACCTCACGCAGGCCGACCTCACGTGGGCCAACCTCACCGGGGCCAATCTCGCCGGGGCCGTGGGCACTTGGATTACGATCCGAGGC